GATTGAAAGGTTGGTCTATTTGGGCCTTCCACCGATGGGAATTTACCGCTCCACGTTAAGATACCAACAACACGCGCCTGCTGACCGGTTCTGGGGTTTGTTACAAGGGCTCCTATCGCCAAGTCATCGACAGTCCATGACGCTTGTAGTCTGCGCCGGGGAAAACGCTCAATACCCGATAGATCGTCCCACTCAATCCAATTAATGTTTTGCGGTGTGCCTGTTACTTGCCTGTTGGCTCTTATGATTCGCCTGTCGCCTCTCGTAGCAGTCCACGGTTGCCAAATGCGAAAATTGTTGATCATAATTGGATTATTTGCAGGAACATTATTATTCCATACAGGAGGGTTGTTCCCATTGTTTATCGCGTTGTAAGTCGCAACCGGAACAAGCTCGTACTCCTCGGCTCTATGGCTCCAGTTTTCCCAATCCCCCGGCAGCCCTTGTTCCCTTGGGATCAAGTCGTTAGGGTATTGGATAACAAGTTTGCCTATAGGGTATATCTGATCAAGGCTAACTAGTCTGTCGGCCATGTTAGCCCGGTCAGCTTGTGTTGCTCTATCCGCAAGAGTTGCGCGGTCTGCCTGTGTTGCCCGGTCTGCAATAGCAGCCCGATTAGCTTGCGTTGCGTTATCCGCTGCCCCGGCGCTATCTGCCCTGTCTGCCCGCTGCACCCTGTTTACATCGCCGTCTGTATTGCGGGCAAAACGCGCATTAACATCATCCAGACGGTTACTGTCTGTCCTGTTTGTGTGCGCCTTTGCGTCCGCAAGCGTTTTATCATCGCCTGTGGCAATCAGCTTTTCTATCGCCTTAACGGTATCAGATTCGTTGGCGTGATCCGGCTCTCCGCTTACACTAGCCAGCGATCCAAAAGCCTTTTGAAATAAAGCCTGACGGAATCCGTTAAGGCAGTTCATCCACTTTGCCAAAAAAGGCGTACCCTCAACGCTTTCCGGTGTTGGAGCGTCTACGGCTTTTCCACCGGGGTAGTTTGGGTCAGTGTCATCGCGGAAGTCCGTGTAATTTTCATCAATCTTTATCATGGGGTTTCTCCTTCTTGCCAGTCAATAAAGACAATGGCGGTTGTATGCGCTGGTTTTATTTTTAGAATTATGTACTCGACATAGTTCTTCCACACGGCATTAAGCCGCAAAGGGTTTACGTGTAAAATGTTGAGGTGTTCATTACGCACCACAGAATTGCAGATAAAAAAGCAATTTTCCCAGTACACTGTTTCCGCTGGTATATTGTATTCGGTTGTAGCGTCATTTTTAATGATGGTTGGTATAAAATTGTGGTGTCCTATCCTGTATCCGCAAACTGCCCTTGTGTACCCACACCGCATAATGCGATGAGCGCACACGGAAAGAATTACCACACTGGAGTGCCGCGGGTTACTTACTGGTATGTTCTCAATAACACGTATTCTTGGGTCAATGCGCTGGAGCATAGACTCAAGAAACGATGTGGACTGGTCGCCCGCGAATGTTTTCCACATTGAATCCAGAATATCCCTGCGCTTTATTTTCTCCGGCTCCGTAAAAATTAACGCGAACACTTTTTCCCATTTGCCGGGGGATCGTGTAGTATCCGGGAATAAATCAAAATAGGCAAGCTCGGCCTTTTTGCGAATATCTTCCGGAAGCGCTGAAAGCCCCTTGAAGAATTTGCGCTTTGAGTTGTTCGCAAACAGTTCAAACGCCCGCGAGCGCGGGAATAATTGTTTTATCGCCTCAAAAAACTTCCCGCTCATGCTGCTAGTGCCTCATTAACAAAGACTTGCGTCAATTCGGCTAATTCGCCCATATCAAGAAATTCACTGGAAACGGTTATTCCATCCCGTTCCAAAGATACGCTTTCAAATTCCGCCCGTATCGAAATGGAAATTTGATCAACTACGCTGGTAATGTTGTTTCTGGAAATTGTGTCAAGCCTGTTGTTATCGTCAGAAAGCCCGCGAATGTACGGCTCGCGTCCAAGAAAGTAGCTTTCGATTGCCGGTTTGACTGCGTTTGTAAAATCAGTTACAGGCATCCCGGATATTCCATTGATGTGTACCGTGTAATTTTTAATGGACACAGGGCGAATATTTTTGTACGTGCCATCAAAAGCGGGATCAATAACCGCTGTTATGGGTTTCCGGTTTGCCCTTCCGGTTACCGGATCGTATGTACAAGCGTGTCCGACCTGCCGCAAAAGGTCTTCCGTTGGAACACGGCGCGGAAACTGCGCCGGAACCCCGGCAACGTATACAAGTACACCCGCCGCAGAATCCGGGTCGCCGTAAGGATACGCGCCTAAAACACCGGGGACACTTGATGCCCATATTTGATAGTCGGATAACGCGCCCCCAAGCGGCGGTGAGCGGAAACGCCGTACTACACGCTCGCGGTATTCCGTTTCCGATTCGCTGTCTTGCCCATAGGCGCTTACCGATTCAACAATTACAGTTCTTTGCACATTGCCTAAAGGGGTTACAAAAAAAAGCGCGTCGCCTTTTTCCAAATTACCAGCAGGGCCAATATCCGCGCAAATAACCGGGACGCTTGCGGTATCATCATGTAACGGAATGCTTTCTTCTGTAATATACACGCACCCTGTAATATTACTTTTTAGTTGTGTGCCTGATACAAGTATGCTGCCGGTATGTGCAACCGTTACCGTTATTTTGCCTTTCCACTGTGTTCCCTGACGTGGTTCTCCGACCCCGATAAGTACCCCCCATTTTACCAGTGGGCGAATTGGCATACCTAAAGTAGTTACAGTCTGCCAATACGCGCTTTCCGGAAATATCTGAAGAAATACCCACGCAATCTGCTTATAACAGGTAACATACACCCCGGCGAGTACCGTAGCTAGCGTAAACAAAAAAGATTTTGGCAAGAGGCGAAAGGCGATGTTAAAGTTATTTTCCACCGCGTTGATTATTAAATCCCTAATTTCCTCGATTGTTTTATTTTCAAATTGCATTTGCCGCCCTCCAATAAATAGCAAAGGCATTATCGTATATTGTTTGCCCTTTCGCGTTTATTTTAACCTGCAAATTAAAACGATTATGTGTGATAGCCCTGCCGTCTGTCAAAATTTCATCTGCGATTTTTTCACCAATAACCCACGCAAGATCAAGCCTTGCCGCTTCTTCGGCGTTTAAGATGTTTTTTGTTGTCATGGGCAGCCCAAATACAATGGCCTGAAACCGTGATACTAAGCGCTGGTTTTCATTCACTCCACGCAATATGTTACCCCACCATGTTTTACGGTTTTTTATTCTTCCGTTGTCGTCTTTGTTTCCGCCAAAAAGAGATAAATAGACAGCAGTGTTAAACGCGCTGTCGCTTTCAATAAGTCCTTCTGTTATGTTAATATCACCGCCATCGGGCGTGTCATATAACAGGATGTCTCCCCTAAACGGCTGTAAGCTCATCGTATAACCATCCTTGTTGTTGCCCCTATAAACGGGCCGTGGTTTCCCGCCAAGGATGCCGGGTTAATAGTGGACAAAAGCCATGCGTAGATGTGTTCGCAGGCGCTTAAAAGCGGCCTTGGAAAATCTCCATGCAGTGGTGTTATTACTGGCGGCGTTATTGTTAAAAGACTGCCCGGAGCTACACCCGCAAAAGCAGACGGATGTTGAATTACACCCCCTGAAAAACACGCCCGGATTAACTGGCCCCATACGGCTGTGTTTTGCGGCTGTCCTATTATTTTGTCCGCAACTACTAGCCGGGAAGAAAATGAGGTTACCGGATCGGATGCTCCAGACGAAGGAGAAACGGCAGACCAGCCGTATTCTATTTCCATGTTATTTTCAACATATTCAATCAGCCCCTTATCAAACGCTTCCGTGTACGCTGTATCGCCCGGACGCTTTCCATCTTTCCAGCCTGTTAAGGCGGTAACCTCTTCCAGTTTTTCTTTTATCGCCTCGCACATGGACTGCGGATTCATAGCCATATCATCCACCCTTCAATCCCTGAATTCCCATTGCGGGGCCGCCATGCGGAGCGCCTGTAAAAAAGCAGTTGGTAACTCCGTTTGGACACCACATTGCCGATCCAATAGTTTTAAGTACGATCTCTGTGTCTCCGGTTATTTCTACTGTGGCCCCCTTTGCGTAAAGATTTCCTGCGCTGTCAAAAGTAATATCGCCTTTGATAATAGCCGTCAATTTATTTTCCGCTTCAATTTCAACCGTTCCGTCATTTTTCAAATACAGTTTGCCAACAACCGTTCTGCCGATGTCTCTGGCAAATAGAATTTTCTCGCCGGGCTTTGCGCCCTGAGACGGTGTTAAAACACCAACCGCTGCATATTTTCCTGTGCCGTCCACCTTCATCAACACTAGCCGTTCATCCGGCAGCGGAATAGAATCATCCCCGGCAGGCGTAAACAACATGGTGCTGACATTAAAATCTTTTCTTGTTTCACTTGTTACGGTTACAAATTTACTTGCAGCGTATTTTATGACCCTTGCTATTACTCCCACGGAAACACCTCCGGCAAATTGCCAGTAAAAGAGCCGGGAAGCACGAGATTTATTTTTGATTTTTTCCCTTCGGTTGTTCTTGTAAATGTTATTTTTCGTGCCGTAAAATTTGTTTCCCTTGTAATCATGGCTGTTGGAGCGTGGATGCAAACGGTCATGCCTTTTTGAAAACGCCCGCCGTCATTGTTATGATGCGTATCACATTCTAGTTCATACGATACGCAATCGGCGAACATTCTGCCGCCGTATGCCTCTACCGCATTTTGCAAATCACTTAAATTTTCAGCGTCATCAACAATTATTGAATGATGTCTCATTATTCCTTTATTTATTAAATATCTATTTTCCAGCGTATATGAAAAAGACGGATACTCCGCGGCTGTTTTGCTGAACCCGGTTATGTGTGAGTAAAATTCCTGTGCGGTAAATTTTGATGTAAGCGAAAGCATTGGCAGAGTCCCCTCCGTGAAAAATACAAACGCTTTTTTGTCTTTTGGGGTAAAAAATAAAAGTTCGCCTCTTGGTGTATTTGTAAATAAAAGGTTTCGTTGTTTGGCAAGCTTTGTCAAAAAGCTCATTATTTTTTCGGTTGGCTCTATGCTAACTTCTGTAAATTCAGGGCCAATATCACCGTCAAATATTACAGGAATATTGTACGGTTCACAGGCGGCTTCGGCAATGCCCCTCATATTTATGCCCATAACTTGCAGTGGATAATTTGTCGGCGGAACCGCGCAGTCATTCAAAATTCCGCAGACAGGGTATCCCTGTAGTGTTATCTCCCCGGATACGCCGGTTAGCTCCGGGTCTGGTGTTAAGAGGTTGCCTCTTAATATCAAAGCGCCGTCATAATAAATTTCGCATGGCTTAAATGTAAATGGCGTTATGGCGGTCTGCAATTCTTTCATGGCGTTGGAATACGGAGCTTGAAAACTAAATGTATCAAAAGAATCATAGGATAGCGTTAGCTCGTAGCTTGTAAATCCGGTGAAATTTTTTCCGTCAATTTTAATTGATACGTCTTGTTCGCCGTTTGCCAAAACAATCGTTTCAGTGTGAATGCTGTCTGACCGGGCTGTCTCATTTGCCGGAATGATAAGGGTATCGCCCACATGGATTATAGGAGACCCGTCTGCGGCGCGTCTGCGGTTGGCAAGCTGGGGATTGGCGGCGGTAATTTTACCCCATTTTGAACTTGATCCAAGATAGCGCACAGCTATTGAACCAAGAGTGTCCCCGGCGCTGACTCTATGTACTTTGGACATAGTGCATCACTTTTGTACCCATTGGCAACAACTCAATTTCGTCAATGTTAAAATTGTTTATCATAATAAATTCATCAAGGCAATCTACCGTGCCACATAACTCTGCGCATAATTCTATTATTTGGCGATCCCGGTCAATAGTAAAAATTCTTTGCATAGGAAGCGCGAAAGAGGCGTTGACAATCAATCTGGCACTCTGGAGAACAAGGGTTTTTAAGTTTATGTAACTGCTGGAATTTGCGTCAACGAAAATATTCTGCGCGATTCTGTCATCGCTAAAAGCCATAACATTGTGCAGCATTTCAAGTATTCTACCGGCAGTTTCAACCGCCTCATCCCGTGTGGCCGGGCCAGCGGCGGCGCTCGCGCCGGATGAAGACGCGGCATGGGCCGTGCTTACCGCCGCGCCGGAAGCAATCGCGGCAACCGCTCCCGTTAGGCCCAGCATGGCCGATGTATATGCGTTTCTGGTTTTTCTAAAATCGAAAGGGTCATGCCTGAATTGGTTAATCAGCGTAGCTGTCAATGCGGAATAACCCTGTATTTTTGCCGACAAATTTATTCCAAGCCTTGACGGTAATTTCATTGTTCGCAGGGTAAGCCGCGCGATATTAAGCGCTCTGACAAATGTGCTTTCAACCCTTCCGGCCTCTCCAGTTCCCCTGTCGTATAACCGTCCAATGGAATCTTTTAACTCGCTCGCCGAACTAAGCCAGTCGGCAAACGCTCTGCGGTCAGACGCTGCAAGCGGATCGATAGTATCAATCATTGATTGTGTTTGCGCTTGCAGCGCCGCCGTTACCGCAAGCTGTTCCCCTACCGATTCTATCGAGGCTATGGTTACGGCAAAGTCTTCCGCGGCGGAATCTTCAAACAATTCGTAATTTTCGTCTATGGCGTTTACGGCTGCCTCATTCAATATTTCTTCATCATCATCTAAAGATTCCGTAAATGTAATTGTAACTATTGATTGATTAGTGCCTGTAACAAGCGGGTCTTCCCGCGCGATGTTTCCTGTAGGCTTTACCCTGTGCGTTCCATAGATTGGATGCTGTAATTCTCCCGTGCCGCGCTCGGCAAGAGAATTTTCAAAATTTGTAGCGTCTGCCATGCAATTGACACCGTGGAATATACAAGCCAGCGGGAATGTCATAGCTCCCCTGCCTTGGTGTTGAACGGTAGCGCCATCCCGCATAGGATACGTGAATACAGATGTTTTTAATTCCGTTTGCCTACTTACATCGCCATAAGAAAAAACAAATTCGCTTCCGCTGGGAGATGTGTATCTGGCTTCTTTTATCGCGGTCATTATACATTACTCCCGGAATTGACAAGGTGGATATTTGGCGAGCGTGGAGCCCGTACAACTCGCGCTTGCGTTCCTTGCCCGGCAACAACTTCTATTGCCAGCCGCTGCTCCTGAATACTGTGCGTTATGCGCTCTTCGCGGGTAACCGGAGCTATGTTCCGTGGGTTTTCTTTTTCAACGTATTCTCTCTCTGTTTTGCCGGAGTTTACTCTAACGCTTGCCGACTCGATAACCCGAATTGACGCGAAAATTTCCCGCAATATGCCGCTTATTCCATACGCGGCGGTGCGGATTGCTTCCTGCACTGACACAGCCGGAGCGGCGGGCTGGTTTACGGTAAAGCTTCCGGGAACATCACCCCTTGAAAAATTCGGAATGGCGGACGCTGCCCCGCCGCCTGAAATATCAACAACACCCCGCACCCTTCCGCCGCCAAGGTTTATGTTTGGTACATTTAATTCCGATAAATCTATTCCGGGGACTTCGATATTGGACATCTCAATTGCCCGTACCGCGTGGTTGTACGATGATAAATCCGGCTCCATTTTGACAGTTTCTACTGCGGATTCATTTGTTCTTCTTCCCGTTCGCGCGGAAATTTCCGAGCCTTCGCCAAGGAGCGAGTTTCTAAGCCCCGCTATTTTATCGGCTCCGGTTCCGGCAAGATGCCGTAATCCCGGTATGTGCGACAGAATTTCCAACAGGCCCTGTATTGGAGCCAAAAGGCCAGACAATAGCACCCTGCCTATTTTTTTTATCGCGCCAAGTATGTCCCCATCCCTGAAAGCCTCCACTACACGATACCAGTTGTTGTGTAATTCCCTGATAACCGAAATAACATACCCGAAGGGGCCGGTAAAAATACTTATAATTCCAAGCGTTCTTTCTATGTTGTTTCTTATAGCATCGGTAACTCGTTCCCAGTTTCTTGCAAGGAGAATAATAAGACCAACGAGCGCTCCTATTGCGGTAATGACAAGCCCTATGGGATTGGCTTTAAGAACAAAATTGAAAATTTTCTGCGCTGCCGCCGCCGCTTTTGCGCCGATAGCAAAGGCCTTTAACGCAATGTTATATGCAAGTGTTCCGCCTTTCAATTTCGCAAGCGCGGCTGTCTGTCCTTTTGTTGCGAGCGTCCATGCGAATGTAGCTGTTTTCGCAATGCCCGTCCATACAGCGGATGTTTTTACGGCTAATGCCGCAAGCATAAGAGCGGCGTGATACGCCCCTAGCGTGGCGGCGATAACGATTAAAACAACGCGGAATCTCCACGCCAGATTTACAATGCCAAAAAACATTCTGCCAAGCCGTTCCATACCCCTGAACGCCCTGTCAACCGCTGCGGTAAACCTGCTAAAATCTACACTGGAAAGCCTGTCCGCCATTTCGGTAAACTTACCTATTATCCGTTCCGCTACAGGCAAGAGCGAAGTTCCAAGTCTTACCCCGGTATTTTGAATTCTGTTTATCGCTTTTCGCCATCGTTCAGCCGGCGTGTCCGTTACTCTGGCAAATTCTACCGCTACGGTGTCTGTCGCTTTTGACATTTCGGCAAGGGCCTCATTAAACGCTTCGGCCCCTGTTGTCGCCAGAATACTCATTGAACGTGCGACATTCGCGTTCCCAAACAAAGCTTCAAGAATGTGGGTGTCGCCTCCTGTTTTCCGGCGTATTTCGCTCATGAACCCAGCAAGCCCCTTGCTTTGCAGCGCCGCTTCGGAAAAATCAAGCCCAAGTTTTTGCGCTATGGCTGATGCGTTATTGCTAGGCGCTCTTACGGCGCTTAACGCTTTACCAAGGGACTGCATCGCGTCTCTTGTTGTAAGTCCGCTTGATGTCAATGCGGTTACGGAAGCAAACACATCTTCGGCCTGTACTCCAAGCTCCGCCGCAACAGGAATAACATACCTCATGCCATACGCCATTTGCTGTACTGATGTCCTTCCAAGCCTGCTTGCGCTTATCATTATACCGGCGACACGGTTTCCCTCCTCGGCTGTTTTCCCATAAGCGGCAAGCACCGTAGTAATGCCAGCGATAATTTTATCGGTTGAATCCCCGGTTACTCGCGCCGTTTTTGCGACTACTCCGGCAAACTCCGCCGAAGCTTCCGCCGCTACGCCAAAGCCAATTGCGGTATTGGCGATAGACGCAAGCTCATTTACCGCTACACCGGCTCTGCCCGCAACGTTCATTAAATTCTTTTGCAGTTGTTGGAGTGGAGGGCCTGTCATATTTGCGTTGGAGCCTATTCTTGCCATAGTGTCAGCCAGAGTTAATGCGTTTCTTACGCCGATTCCAACCCATGCCGTGGCTGCCGCTGTCGCCGCCAGCGCTGCCCGCTTGCCCCATTTGCTTATAGCTTTTCCAAAATTGTCCAGCCTTCTTTGCGCTGCGACAAAATCTCTTTGTATGCGGCGCGATACAGCGCTTGACTTAACGCCTATCTTATCAAGCGGACGGCTGACTCTGTCAATAAGCGAGAATACAGTTTCTAGCGCGTATTTAGATGCCATATTTTACCGCTTATCCTTCGCCGTCTTTTGAATTTTGCACAAGCTTTCTATCATTGGCACATAAAAAAAACGTATCTCCTCGATAGAGATTTTTTGAATGGGAATGCTTATGTTGTAATCTGCGTATATTTGTCTTGCCTGATACGCTACCCATTCTATCCCCAGCTTCCGTTGCCGTAAGCCTCCGACCGCCACATCGGAGACTATTCGGTTAAAAAAAGTACAGCGGCATCCTGAATAATCTGATAATCTTTTTTGTCCAAAGATGATATTTTATTTATTTCGTTCCTTGGAATTCTGCACAGCGCCGCCATGTACGCCTGCAGCTTGTTTTGCTGTTGGATGTCCTTGTAACCGTCCATAGCCAAAAGTGTGCGCCCGTTTGGCCGGTGGATGGTGAGTTTTTGCCCCGCCATCTCGCTTGATTTTTCGGAAACGGTGTACACAATTTTGTCCCCGTCAACTACAATACGTTTTTCGGCAATGGCTTTGAGAAACCGTTTTTTTATTTTCACAAAGTCACCGCGCGTATCAGCGTCCATTGCCGCTTCGTCATAATCAAATTCGTTTGCTTCGCAGTAGTTCCTGAACTCCAGTTCCTCAAAACTGATTTCAGAATTACTTGAGATTTCAGAACTGTTTTCCGCATCAAGCATAAATTAAAGCCTCCTAGATTTTACCCTTGCTTTTCCAGCGTTGGGCCTTCAAGTGTTATGGGCGCGAATCCTTCCCGTACTCCAAGCGCGGTAGAGTCGCCTGTGAGCATCATGCTTCCCGCATAGACTATCCCATCGCAAAGCGTAAGGGAAACATCAAAATATTCGTGCCTGTTTGCCTGTTCTTGCAGGTATTCAAGGTCGTTGCGCTCCGGGTCGATGTAAACATTGATACTGTCAATGCTTCCCGGCTTTCGTGATTTCGCAAAATGCGCTCCGCCGTCTCCGTGCATACGTGTTTCATTCGTAAAACCCGGAAGCTGTATGCTTACATCATCTTCGTTGTTGCAAACAAAGCGGCGGCCGGCAATTGTAATAGATTCCGCTGGGCCTGATGCCATAATTGATCCTCCTGTTATTAGGCTTCACCGAAGTAAAAGCCGAAAAATATATCCGTTGACGATACTTCAACATTCCCCGCAAGTTTACAAGGGAATTGTAAGTCAAGCCGTTTTGGGTTCATGCTGCTAATGCGCACAACAAGGTTTTCTTTGGTAAACTCCGATGTTGCAAGGATGGCAAACGCCGCCAAATCGTTTGCAAGGTTCATCATTGCGGTGCGGATGGTCTTTGGCTGTACCGCTCTTGGATTTCTGGTTGGATTATCATCCGGCACTAACGGCGCTCCTTTTACCATCGGGTTTTCCATTATCAGGCGGATGTTGAAAACAATGTTCATAAGCCTTACAGCGTCAACAACGTAGCGGCGGGACTTAACAGATTCGTTATCGGGATGCCACATTGTTATCGTATCATTCAGCGCGATAACATTGCCGCTTTTTATGCTCGTGCTGCTTCCGTTGTGTACAGAGTTATTACGGACAGTGTAATTCTCTTGTTCTTCATCCGGCCCGGCCCTAAGACCTGTCAGTAAGCCGTGATCATTCAGCGCGGGGTTTCTGTTGGCAGTGTTCATTATGTTTACAAGCCCCCTTGCGGCGATAACAAACGGAATTTCAGGGCTTCCAACTCCGGTAATCAAAAAATTAATGTGATCGTTTTTTCGCGGGCTGGTTACTGCCGTGCGTGTTTCAAAATTGTCTGTACAGCCGTGAGCGATAAGGCAGCCCATTTTTTCCATTTGATCCCAGCGGCCTTCGCCGAATGTTTTGTAGATGTTAAGGCGGGACTGGTTATTGTAAGAAAGGCAAGAAAGAATAAATGTTTCCCATATTTGCCCGATGTCCCTTAACGCTCCGTCAACATCGGGGTCTACAGCGCCCCCCGTCATGCTTCTGATCCCAAACGTAACGCCGGGCGCGTTTATCTCGATCTGAATAACTATGTCGTTGCCAGTGTTGCCGCTCCATTTGGCGGCAAGCGGAAGATCGCTGCCTTGAATTTCGCTGGGAATTACGGGCATTTCCAGCCTTCCGGCTATCCGCTCTTTTACGGCGGCGAGTATTTGGGCAGGGCTTTGCCGCTCGATTATCGCGAACTCCGTTTCTATTCCGCCTATTGTTACCGTACCGCTCCCAGTTGCGGTCGGTAATCCTTCGCAAAAGATTGCGCCAGTGGACGCGGTACTGCCGTTGGCTTTTTTTAGCGGAAAAAAAGTTACGGGGAAATTTGCGCCTCCCCCTCCATCCGGGAAAAGCTGCCTTGCGGCCAGATGAAGCGGCGATCCGTATCCGTATCGCTGGGCGATTGCGTCAGCGCTCCCTGATGACAGATGCTTTTTTGTATCGTACACAGCGTCATCGTTGCCTGCGCCGATTACGGCAAGGCGCTGCGGTAAAAATTGCGCTCCGCCTTTGTTAAAATTCCGGTGTTCTACATTTACTCCCGTTACACGGGAAATTGCCGATGTTGGTAACATTGTTTACCCTCCTGCGTGATTATTTATTCCTGTTACAAGGTCTCTAGTTTCTGCTGCCGCCACTATTTGCCCATCATCTGGAAATACATCAAAGTTGTACCCTTCAAGTACAACGCTTGGGCCGCCAAAGTATCCTTCAGCGAGCTGTACATCAAGCGATGCCCGGATCACGGAAAAAGCCTGCGCTCCGTATTCGCCGGGTGTTCCGGCCTCCATTTTTGTAAACGCCCTGTTGGTAACAACACCACGCATACCAAGATATGTGTAAGGCTCTGACATGATAATGCCCCAAACTAGGCGCATAATTTTCCACGCCCGAAACGCCGCGTTTTTATCATCGCGGAAATCTCCCGTTGCGTTTCCGTTGGCTATGCAATAAATTTCAAACTTAGCGCTTACGGCTTGGCTGCCTATGCGCGGGTTTGACTTTGGAACGCTTACATCTTGCAAAATAACATTAACGCGGGAAATTAATTCGTTTGCGGCTGTATCGTATGGGCGGGAATTTTCCACATATATTTTTACATCATAATCTGCGGGATGTACCCCGCGAGCTTTTGCCAGTTCATGCTGATTTTGAAATTCCAAAGACAATAACGCGGCGATTTGATTGCGTACTTTTTCAGCGTTTGCCGGGGCCTCCAGCAATTCAGTAATTAAAGGCGTGTTCATTCCGGCGAATCCTCCGAAAAATTATGCCCCAAAACAAAGTAGTACAGCCCGATTGTGTTGTCAGGCTGCACTTCCTGAATAAAATATTTTTTTGCCTCACCGTTAAGTTCTTTTAGATGCACTTCCCAGCCCCGCTGCGGATGTACAGGCAGCCGTTTTATAAGACAGGTAACAATAATTGCCCTGTCCTGTATGGCTTCGCCATTTGCGTCAACAGAAAGGTGGGTATCGCTTACCGTCCCGGTAACGGCATACTGTTTGTTTTCCTGTGGGTCGATGATGGTATAGGGAGTTCCCGCTCTGGCAGGGTTTTCAAGAGTTTTCTCCAAATATCTGTTTGCTGTTTCCCGCAGGTTTTCCATTATTCAGCCTTTGGCGCTTCCCTTGCCGCTTTGTCTTTCGCAGCTTGCTTTTCGAATGTTTCTTTTTCAAGCTGATCATTTTGTTTTCCGGGAATGATACACCCTTTCGCGAGCAAATTTTCGAATGTTCCGCTGAAAAAATCGCCCTTTTTGACTTCTTTGCCGGAGCCCATGACTCCCCGGAACGTAATAAGCGAATAGCCTTTTGCTACAATGTACATAGATTAAGACCTCCTATTAGGTAATGACTGTCATACAGCCAAAGCGCAGGCGCGATGCCGGTACGAAAAGCGGGCGGCTTCTGGTTCGGCTCTTGTATGTTTCCGCCTCTTCGTCAAACCAGACACGGACTTTGAAGTCGTACTCGCCTTCAACCGTAATCTTGTTTCCAAAAAGAGGATCAAAAACAGGATCGACTTTGATGCTGGGAATGCCGCCAAAATAACGCCGGAAGTCCATATTCTCGTAGGACGGCAACGCGATAACTTTATTCGGGTTAAGAAAGTATTCTGTTTCCTTGCGATTATTCCACGGATTGTATGTGGCATCGTATCCCCAAAAAAGCCTGATCCTGCCATCCAGATTAAGCTTTCCAAGGTACGCCGCCCCCTTGTCCCGCATCTGCGGCGAAATCTCAAGCGTGTTAAGAATGTTTTTGTCAAGGTTTGTGTGTACTTGCTCGTTCTTTAGAAAATGATTCCACGCTTTCTTGCCCATGACGTAATTTGTTACATCGCAAAGCCCTGCCGTGCGTATAACATCGTCCAGTGCGTTGAGGTCGTCAATGGGGTTCGCCTTGGGATCGGCCCATGAAATTTTTGATGCTGGAAAATGCGTACCAGGTATTTGGTAATCAAGCTCGTTGATACTGTTTCCGTCCTCATCGGTCAGGGTGCATTTTCCTGTAGTCAACACTTGCGCCGCCTGATACTCCATAGAATTTTTGATCATGCGAAGGTGTCTGGCTGTGCCGTCTTTAATAAGCCGCGCCATGCGCCCCATCCAGTTGACCCCGCGTGTTGTGCTTGTTAAAAAAGCATTTTCGCCGGGTAAACGGTTCATAAGCTGGCTTATGTTGACCGGAGTTTCCAGCGAATAAACCGGAAAGGGCACTTCCATGTTGCCGAATTTGTCGATTGTTACGACAACGGCTCCGGTTCCAAGGTCTCGCACAACGGGGGCCATATCGTTGCCGCCGTAAACCATGTCCATGCTGATCTTGTCAACATCGGTAAAGCTTTCCGGCCCCACCTTGAAAAGCGAGGTAAGAAACCCCATTTTTTTCATGTCCGGCTGCTGCTCGTACATTTTAACAACTTGCTGAAGCGTATCAGGCATACTGTTTTGTCCCATAATTATTTACTCCTTGTGTTAAGGGCTTACCCTTGAAATATCAGTGCTATCCACGGCGATAATTCCGCAGAAATCCCGAAGGCTGTCAGCTTGGGCGCTGGTGATTGTAGCTACTCCATCGACATTGAGCATATCCCTTCGCACACGCCCCGCGATGATCGCGCGGAAACCGAGGTTAGCGGGGGTTTTCGCGTGGTTTGTCATGTCAAATGGAACCACGCCAACAAAGGTGTCGCCCTTTGACGCTATCGCGAATTTCCGTTCGCCGGCCCGTTTAAGAATAGTTCCGCCTTTGACAGTTACTCCCGCCGGAACATTTATTGATCCCTGCTCAAAGCGGCAATTGCCTAACTGCAAAGACTTGCTTTCGATTTCGCTAAATCTTACTCCCATGATTTTCCCTCCAAGGTTTTGCCCTGCGCCCCTGCCCAGAAAGCTTTTGTAAGAGCGGCAGGATCGGCAGCGCCATCGGCGTTGTCAGTGTTAATTTCGCCGGGGTCATCGGCGTTTCTGGCATCGATGCGGCTGTTTCTCATGCTGGCTTGTATATATTCAGCGTGGATTTTTTCTTCCGTAGTGGATTCTCCGCCCTGAATATACTTAACAGCGATCTCCAGCGCCTTCGCTTCCGTGCCAAGCATTATATGCGCTTGAACTCTTGACCGCTCTTTCTCCAGCGCGGCTTGTTCGCCCAAGGCAAAAACGGCATCGTAGCAGTCTTTGTCTTTTGCCAGCAGTTCTTCTGGTTTCATTTTGTTGTTTCCTCCGTTAGGTTTATTTATCTGCGCCCCTGTAGCCAAATTTCCGGCAACAGGGAAGTTGAACCCTTGAACAAGCGCGGCGGCCTTTTTTATGTCGCTGCGGTATGACCCGCCATCTTTCTCTTTCGCAAAGTGATCGTTTCCTCTCATGGCCCCAAAAGCGCCCTGCGCACGCGCGATCAGTTCTGCCCTTGCGTTGATGTTTTTGTCTTTTTCATCGTTTGTTTCTTCCTTGACAATCGCGTCAAAATTATTAGCAAAGCCTGCGTCAACAATTTCTTTGCCAAGGTAATAGCTGACTTCATCCATTGCCGCCCGGATTATTTTTTCAGACTGCCCGGACACAGCGGCGTGGACAGAACTGTACATTGCGGCAAGTTTTTCAAGATATTCGGCGTCTTTTTTTAGCTCGCGGTAATCGCCCCACGTGTACATATACGGATTGTGAATCATCACAATTGAATTTTCGCACACGGTAATAATGGCGTTTTTATCAACGGTGCGGGCCGCCAGAGCGATATACGATGCCATGCTTAAAGCCATACAATTTATTCTTGTAGTTACCGGGTGCTTTTTCGCGTAATCCCTTAAAAGGTTAAAAATAACCGCGCCCTCGTAGACAGAGCCGCCCGGAGAATTAACCTCTACGTGAATTTCTTCGCCTTCAAGAATTCCATCCAGTTGCTGCTTTACTGCCTTGGCGGTAACGCCGGAATCCGTCCACCAGTCATAACCGATGTATCCATCTATGGTAACTGTTTTCATTTTCGCTCGATTACGAGTTGTAATATCTCGTCCATGTTTGTAGCGTATGGAATTTTCAACATCTCCGCCATGTTTTTTTCCATTACCGCCCCTCTACTGTTTTGCCATCCCGGTAAAAGAAAAACAAAGGTAGCTGTAGCCAGCTCTCTTACGCAGGCCCGCATATAATCTTCCCATTCAGGTGTTTTACCTGAATTCTTGAATTGCCTGTCTACCTTTGCCCCGATTTTTTGAGGATTTATGACTTTTAATTCCGGATGGTTTTTTTTGAATAACCATTTAATGGCCTTTTGCGCCGTCTGAAAATCCTTTTTGTTTCCGTCTGGCATTCCTGTTATAGGGCCAGAAATATAAAAAATCATAAATTTAGCCTCCGGTTTTTATACAATATACCAAGTTCATAAACCCTTCCTATTAACTTTTTGATTTTTTTTTATTTTTTTTCTACCGGAACCCTGAAACTGTCAAAGCTCCACGTTTTCGCCGCGGCGCGGGCAGGGTCGAGCGTATCCCACTCAACGCCGTTTATCTGCATGGTAAAATGTGTCTCGCCATAACCGCCCCTTACCAGCCGTCTGATTGCCGTGCCGTCAGCGGGCGGGTATCTTAAATCACGGCGAACATCAGCGTATGTACTACTGCCAAGCCCTAAGTTTAGCAAGGCCGGAGCGTTACGCACAAAAGCGTCAGCGCCGTTTATAAGACCCTTTACGGCGGCTCTTTCAAAAATACGGAGCAGGTCGTCATCGGAAAAGCGCATACCGTTTTTGACTTCAAGCCACTTCATTAAAACAAAAAAGTAGCAGCCGAAACGCCGTAATACTTCATGGGGGAAATTTGTTTGTATCCCTTCCCTCATTGTGGATGCCGTTGTTTCCTTCGTGTGTTCGTCCGTACTTGCGCGGCTTTTGATTTTTTTTATCAGAAGTTCCAGCAATAATTTTAACACTGGTATTAAACATTTGATCATGGCAGCCACCTCCAGCCTTGCGGATATATACGGGCATCGCTGTATATTTGATGATGTTTACTCACACGGAATAAACTTAAAATTGGAATGTTCCGCACTTTTACCAAGTCCTTGCGGAAATGGCGGAACCCCCATCTGTGAAGCGGAACGGTTGTAACTGCATCCGCCGGGTTAATCCAGTTGGTCAGAAACATGGAATTGTTCAAAATACGCTGCGCGTTATCGCCCCACGCCAGTTTAGGACTGCCAAAAATGACGCACTCGCACCGTGTTCCTGTGATGTCGTTCCAGTTTTGCGCGGCAAGCATCGCTAACGGCCCCCCATGCGAAAAGCCGCAGAACACTACCTTAAAGCCGGAAAGCCTTTCCGTGTATGTCCGCAGCTCTTCCATTACTACGTCATTGCCGCTGAGCCAAACCCTAGCGAACCCGGTATGGACAAACCATCCGCAGTCCTTGTACGGCTCCATGCGCTTTGGTATCGCTAAAAAATTATGGAGCCAGTCGGATAAACCATTGGAGCCCTGAAAGCAAAGGTAAATAACTCTGTTAGCGCGGTCGATAAAAAACTTGTAGCTAAGTTCCCGCCCTATGTGCCGGTAGTTACGGCGGGTGTGAATAAGGTCAAATAGCTTACTGGGGTGCATCATGGCTTTACCTCCTGCGCCGGAATCCATACGGTTCCGCTTTGCGAGCAGTAAAAATAGTCATATCCGACACCCCACGCGGTATACCGCTCGCATACATCGCACCACGAGACAAACGCTGGCGGCGGAACCGGGTTTCGCGATACGCAAGCGGCAAGCGCCAGCGCCACAATCAAAACCAATAGCAAAAATAGTTTCATACTCTCCCCCTAAAAATGTTATTTATCTCCGCAATTCTTGCTTCGTATTTATCGCAGTAAATATCCATGCAGTTTTTTTGTCTTGCGCGCAGCCAGTCATTCCAATTCGGAAACACCAGTTCGTTAATGGCGAATTCCGCGACAAGTCCATTGCCGCCCAGACGCAGATAGCAATCAAAGGCGGTCAGGCGATCTGTAACGGGAATTGCTGGATTGTAGATGTTCCCCATAAGCGCTGATTTATCCACGTATCCGAGTCTGCGGGAAACCCTTGATATTTCCTCGCCCTGTGCGGTAATCTTGCCGTTAATTTCATTCACAAGATCAAGGATTGATTTTCCTTCGCTCTTGCCTTTGCCTTTAAGCAGTTTTGAAAGATAGCCGTTGTTGATAAGCTGGCTTGCCAGCATGATAACCGCTATCACTAGCAGCGATGGTATGTTGCCATCGAACATTTCAATAAATTCCATAATCCCACCTGTTAATTTTTTACAATTGCGTTGACGCAATTGATGTTTTGTAGTTTTCCCATAGCTCCTGTAGCTCCTTGCTTCCGTTTGCCAGATAATCTTCAATTTCCTGCATTGCCGCTTGTACATCTTCATCTTCTGGCTCTTTATTGTTTTCCGTGTCTTTTGCGGAATGAGACAATGAATAACTTGGAATAAATCCATGATGCTTCATAAGATTGCGTTCTATTTCCAGCTTGTTTTGTACTGCCCTGAAATCCAATCCGCTGAACATACGGGAAACCATGTCATGCGTAACAACGCCCATAGAAAGCAATGTCCGCATCGCGTTTGCCTCTTTTTGTATGTCTACCGATGGGCGGGACAATCCTGACCATTCGCATTTAAGCCATGCGCTTTTTAGACTCCATTGAGCGGGATCAAATGCGCAATTAAGAAAACCCGGAAGATCAAGCATTCTGATAAGCGCGGCCTGTATAATGAATTCGGAGAATATTATTTGTCCAATGTCTTTTGAAGTTTTATAGGTTTGGTATTTAAGGTTTATTGTGTATTCGTTGCTTGCCTGCCGTGAGGCTGAATAGTTAGAATCAAACTGCATGACGGCAATTTCCGGCGGAATGCCCCTTGACCACGCAATAGTCGCGACCATTGTTTTTTCAAAATTGGTATAATTAACATTTGGGCGCTGGGTGTTAAAGCTTTCAGGTTTTTCTCCGGGCGCGAGGCGTTCAAGAATTGTTCCGGGTTTTAGTTCGGCAGTTATGTTTACCGGCTGTACTGATTGCCCTGCTTCAAGCGCCGCTTTCTCCGCCTCTACCGCCGCTGGCGTTCCGGCATCGGGGGAAGCATACCTGCCCATATGACCAATAATGCCCCTTGGCTGGGTTGGCCCGTCTTTCTCGCGCGAAATAAACATGGGAAGAAGGCTGTTTACCACTGCCGCGCGAAGTTCGGCGTTTTTATAGCGGTCTAAATCTTTGAGCATATACAAAACGTTTCCAAGAAGCGGAATCCCACGGACGCTGTTATGGAGCTTGTCCCCTCCGTAAACCATCCATGATATTTGCCGTCCTGATTTTTCCCCGATAACAGGAACCCGCTTAAAAGAGACATTATCCCCGTCAAATTCCCGCACATGATACGCTACGTGCCTGTTTTTTGAATCAAGCTCCACGCCGTGGATTACACGATTTCCCTTTCTAGGGTTGTACTCTGGGTCTGTCATAATGTAGTTGCCGTTAATCCAGTCCCAGCACGGAAGCCCTGTGCGCCTGTTTATTCTGCCAACGATAATGCCATCGCCGCAAAGAATTGATTCCAGACGGCACTGGTTTTGAAATTCTCCGAAAGTGTATTCCTGCTTGTAATCAAACGTATTGTAATCCGCCGCGTAAAGGCGGAACGCTTCGGTCATTTTTTCCGAATATTCGGTAGCCAGCCGTTCCCGCTCCTGTATATCCATGTTTGGCCAAATGATAGACGCTATCGGTGTCGCCTCCGGTATTATCCCGGTAAAAATTTCGTTGCGGAGCATCCTGTTTATAATGCCGGACACATACGGATTTTCAATATACAGTTGCATGGAGCGATGGCGCAGGGTGTAATAATCTATTCCGCCTTCCCAAAGGTAATTGCTGGTAGGGCCAAAAGAATTGGCGAATGTATCCCCATCAAACGTATCATGGACGGCATTACGCAGCAGGTACGCGAGTACATCGTCAAGTTCTTTGAGGTTGCCGTTTGGGGTATGCTCATGCTTTATCATCCAAAAACCACCTGTGTCAACAATGGCGGCGGCGCGTTGCGGGCTTCGATATGGTTTATTTGTTCAAGTAAATCTTTGCGGCGCTGGATTAAAATGGGAAGGTCAAGAGGCGTAACATTCTGCGCTGTTTGCCCTGTGTTAATCGAAAAGCTCCTAAGCCCTTCCCGTGTAAGGGCAAGGATAGCTTTATCAAGCTCAAACAGAATGATTTTACTATTGTTAATAATGTCAGCCCATGACTCCCCGGCAGAACCGGATAATACCGGGTGGCCTTCCTCTATAATCGCCATGATTTTATGGTATAGGGACGCCGGGGGTTTAAGCTATTAACTTTTGAAAATTTATTTTCAAAAGTTAAATTTTAATTGTGCCGCATCCAGTTTTATTCTGGCGCAGGCAGCGTTGAAATAATCATTGTCAATTTCACTCGCCACAAGATTAAACCCCATTTCGTTACAGGCAACAGCTATTGAGCCGCTTCCAAAATGTGTGTCGAGTATTTTATCCCCTTGTTTTGCATACTTAAATAAAAGCCATTTGTAAAGGGCAACTGGTTTTTGGGTAGGGTGGAATCTTTCAGGGTCTTGTGTGCGATACTCAAATACTTTTGCGTTCCCGCTAATGTTTGTCCATGCGTACTCTGCCATTGCCATGCTAAAATTTTCTGGCATTCCTTTTTTTCTCCATACGATAAAATTGCGACTTGGAGGCAAGTCAAAATAGTTGCCGCCCCATATAATTTGGTGTTTCGAGACTCTAAATAATTCTTTAAAATATTCGGGGTCTGGCGCAATGTCCCATGCTATTATCTTATCGCCGTATTTGGAGACCCATTTACCAGCGGAATCTTTAACAAGCTTTGTTCTACAGCCATGCGCAATTTTATATTTGTCAAAGAGTCCTCCGGAACGGGAATCCTTCCTCTTTGACCATTTTGCTTCCGGCGTTATTATCCCCCCCCCCCCCCCCCCCCCCCCCCCCGCATATCCAAACAGACATCCCCACCTCTCTCTCTGTTTTACACACAGCAACCCCACAAACCCCCTC